GGGATGTTGGATTTTGTTAAAGGTGACTTACAAGTTGTGACGGGGGGTAAGATAGTTCCTATGATTGATATTATATTAACAACACAAAACTGGTCACAGTATGTTGAATCAGCAACGTTTGTTAACTTGGATTATAATGTAGAACCTCCATTCATTACAGTTGTTAGACAACCTGAGGTAAAGTATGGTACCAATCCGTCACTACAATATACAATACCAAACAGAAAACAATTTTATTATGCGTCTGTCCCAACATGGAATGGTAATGAACAAGGTATGGATATATATACAATACCTCAACCTGTTCCTGTAGATATTAATTATAGTGTTAAAATTGTTTGTAATAGAATGAGAGAGTTGAATCAATTAAATAAAATTGTTCTTCAAAAATTTTCATCTAGACAGGCATATACATTTATCAAGGGTCAATACGTTCCAATTGTAATGAATAATATTTCTGATGAGTCACAAATGACTTTGGATGCGAGAAAGTACTATATTCAGAGTTATGACTTCACCATGTTAGGATATCTTATTGATGAAGAAGAATTTCAGGTTAAGCCCGCAATTGCAAGAGTTGCACAAGTTGTTGAAGTTGATACATCTTTATTAAGAAAAAGAAGGGGTAAGTTTCCTGAAAACCCTTCAGAATTTTTATCTAATTTTTTATATGTGTCGGGTGTTACTAGTCTTTCAGAGATGATTGACTTCACTGCAGATATGACTTGGGTTGGTTCAGAAAATATTTCTAACTTCGATGTCTATATTAATGGGGACTATTATGGTTCTAACGTAAATAAGATTCAAATCACAACAAACGATTTGTTGATGATATCTGTTACCAAAAACGATAACACTCAGGAAGGTACAATTAAATTTGATTGTAAATTAGTTTAGTTCTCCCCGTAAACGTCTTTCTTTTCTTTACACTTTTCTTGTATCAAATTTTCTAAGAATTTGTAAATTTTTATTCCTCTTTTATCACAGTATTTTTTTAACATATCGTGGGCTTCTGGTGATATCTTAATATTCTTTATTTCCTTCTTTGTTTTCATAGGCAGAAAAAAGGCAGAATTAATTCTCCCTGTTTACAAATAGATATCTAAAAGTCAAGTTTTTTCATTCAGATATGAATATTTATCAATAAAATAAATCTGCAAAGAACAATTTTATAATGGCAACACAAGTAAATCAAAAAGTATATGTATCACCTGGAGTTTATACCTCTGAGACAGATTTGTCCTTCGTGGCACAAAGTGTCGGTGTAACTACATTAGGTTTGGTTGGAGAGACTATCAAAGGTCCTGCATTCGAACCAATTTTCATCACGAACTATGACGAGTTTCAAGCCTACTTCGGTGGCACTGAACCAACAAAATTTGTGAACACACAAATCCCAAAGTATGAGGCGGCTTATATTGCTAAGTCTTACTTACAACAATCAAACCAATTATTCGTAACGAGAATTCTTGGATTGTCTGGATATGATGCGGGTCCTTCATGGAGCATCAAGGTAAAGGCAAACGTTGACCCAACAACTATTGGATTCAACCCTATTACACCAACTCCTTGGTCGGTGAACTTTACTTTCAATTCATCTGCGAACACAATATCTTTCGGTAGTGTATTCCCTTATGAGATTCAAAGTAATTTAACAGAACAATATAGAATGTTCGATGGAAGCACTTCCAATATTCAAGCAGATATTATAGGATTTATTAATAACATCATCGCGAACAACGCGATTTCAGGTAACACAGGTAACATTTATGGTACACTTCCTGAAGGTGATTTTTACGCATTTTTAGCACAATATCCTAATCTTAATAACGTATACCTTACAGATAGTATGAACATAGCTGGTAATGATTTAACAGCTTCTTCGAATGACGCTTGGTACTACGCAAACTTTGATAACTACAGTGGTGATAACTACTCAGGTTATTCAATGGATTATGGAGTAACTGCAATTGCTTCAGGTGCAAGTTCAACCTACACTGGTACTTTATCAGGTAATGTTTATACTTGGTCAGGTACTGCTTTCTCAGATTACAACAACATGGTTGTTGCAACACTTCGTTCAAGAGGTATTTCATTATTTGAAAACAGTGCTTCAAGTAATGCACATGGTCCTATATATGAAGTTAATTCAGGAGGTACGGTTTCAGGATTGAGTGCTCTTACAATGGTTTGTAGTGGTCAATATTCAGGTGTTACAAAAAACCCATATGAAACTTTCTTACTATCGGGTATCACAAAAGATAACGACACATTTAGTTTCGAAGTTTCTTTATCAGCGGCTTCATCTAAATTTATAACTAAAGTTTTAGGTTTCGACAACTTTGGTAAATCAAGACAAGAGGTTCCTATTTTCGTGGAGGAAGCATATCCTGCTTCTTTAGCTTACGCTTATAATCAAAGTTATATTCGTGGTTTAGATTGTGAATTGATTGGTTTACCTGGGGCAAGAACTGAAGATTCAAGTTCAATCGCTTACAACCTTGAAAAATATCAATCACCTATGACTCCATTCTTGGTTTCAGAATTGAGAGGTAATAAGGTTTATAAGTTATTCAGATTTATTTCAATTTCTGATGGGGATGCAGCTAACGTAGAAGTTAAAGTTTCTATTGCGAACTTATCATTCAACAATATGACGTTTGATGTCCTTGTTAGAAATTTCTTCGATTCAGATGCTAACCCAATAGTTATCGAGAAGTTTACAAACTGTAATATGGACCCAGCTTCTAACAACTTCGTTGCTAAGAAGATTGGTTCGTCTAACGGTGAATACGCTCTGATTTCAAAATATATTATGGTTGAGATGTCGGATGAAGCTCCAATCGATGCTTTACCATGTGGATTCTACGGATATACACAAAGAGAATACGGTTCAGTATTGAATCCTTCTCCTGTACCTCAATTCAAAACAAAATATTATTTCCCTGGTGAAACAATATATAACCCTCCTTTTGGTACTCCATCAGGTGGTGATAATTCAGTGGAATCTGCTGGTGATGTTGTAAGAAGAAGTTACTTAGGATTTTCAACAGTGTTAGGTGTTGACGAATCATTATTAACGTACAAAGGTAAACAAAATCCAAATAATTGGATTGTATCTCCTGTTCCTGTTGATGGAGCTTCTTGGAATTACCTTTCGAAAGGATTCCATATGGACTCAGGTGCAACTGTTGTAACAATAGCAAATTCTTATCAAACGAGTGGTACTCCAGCTTTCGAGTGTGGAGTTGCTGATTTCAGATTTGACCCTGAAACTCAAGAAAACCCTTACTACTTTATTTACTCAAGAAAATACACAGTATGTTTCGCGGGTGGATTTGACGGATGGGATATCTACAGAGAATATAGAACAAATGCTGATAGATTCCAACTTGGAGCATCAGGTTACTTGGCAGGAGCTGCGGCTTCTACAAGATACCCAACAGCAACAGGTGAAGGTTTGTTCAAGAGAATTGTTGTTGAAAACAACACACAAGATTTTGCGAACACTGACTACTACGCATACCTTTTAGGTATTCTATCGTTCAGAAATCCTGAAGCAACAAACATCAACGTATTTGCAACTTCAGCAATAGATTATGTAAATAACTCTAATCTTGTAGAGGAAGCAATCGATATGATTCAATTCCAAAGAGCTGACTCAGTTTACATCGCAACAACACCTGACTATCAGATGTTTACACCAGATGGAACTAACTCACTTGATATCATCTACCCACAAGAGGCTGTTGATAACTTGGATAACACAGGAATTGACTCCAACTATACCGCTACTTACTACCCATGGATTCTTGTAAGAGATACTGTTAACAATACACAAATCTACTTACCACCAACAGGTGAAGTTTGTAGAAACTTGGCTCTAACAGATAACATTTCATTCCCATGGTTCGCATCAGCGGGTTACACAAGAGGTCTTGTTAACTCAATCAAAGCGAGAGTGAAGTTGACTCAAGAAGATAGAGATACCCTTTATCAAGGTAGAATCAACCCAATCGCTACTTTTGCTGACGTAGGAACTGTAATTTGGGGTAACAAAACTTTACAAGTTGCAGACACAGCACTTAACAGATTGAACGTAAGAAGACTTTTACTTCAAGCTCGTAAGTTGATTTCAGCTGTAGCGGTAAGATTGTTGTTCGAACAAAACGACCAAGTAGTAAGACAACAGTTCTTGGATAGTGTTAACCCAATCCTTGATTCAATCAGAAGAGATAGAGGTCTTTACGATTTCCGTGTGACTGTATCATCTTCTCCTGAAGATTTGGATAGAAACACTTTAACAGGAAAGATTTACTTAAAACCAACGAAGGCTTTAGAATTCATAGATATCGAATTCTTCATCACACCAACAGGTGCTTCGTTTGAAAATATCTAATAAAAACGGGGGG